TCAGGGGTTGCGCACAATCATGCGGCGACGGGTTTCGCGCGGCACGGGCAACGGCGTCTGCGCGGCAGCAGGTTCGGGGCCCGCCCATTCGCTCGCAATGTCGCGCCGCGCGGCATCCCCGATCGCCCGCGCCGCGAGCGCCGATCCGTCGATCATGCCGCCGCCTCCAACGCCGCCAGCCGCGCCTCCTGCGCCGCGAGCAGGAACAGCGTCAGCTGATCCGGCCGGATACCGAACCGATAGCCCGCCGGGCGCACCACCTGATCGTCGCCGTCCCGTTCTTCGGGCCAGGCGTCGTGACACAAAAAGGCATAGCGGCAGTCGGGCGACTGACCGGCCGTGGCGGGCGCGATCAGACCCTCGTCCGCCATGATTGCCCACACCGCCTGCGCGCGAACGCCAAAGTGCAGGCGCGCGCTTTCGCTGCCCTTGACGGCCACCGCGTCGTTCCACTGAAAGAAACCGAGTTCGCCCGCGATCCGCCTCGCCGCCGCCATTTCGGCCGCGGTGGGATCGCCGCGCCAGCTTTTTTCGCGGGCATCCGACGTGTTGATCGCGCCGGTCGCCGAGAAGACGACGGACCAGCGATGGCTGGCGTCGCCGATCGCGAAGCTGTTATCGCTCCCCGGCCGCAACGCCCCGTCGGTCCCGATCGCCAGAAATGGCGGCGAGCCATTGAGCCGGAGATTGAAACTATTGTCGCCCGGCGTCCCCGATCCGCCGATCGTCCACGCGGCGATACCGTCGCGTAGCAAGATGATGCGCGGAAATTCGGGGCCATTGAATTTGGCCGACCCTGCCACGTGCAATTTTTCGTCGGGCGTCGCGACGCCGATGGCGACGCCGGTCGAAGTCAGGCGGAGCCGCTCTGCACCACCGGTTGCGAAGCCGATGCTGTCGCTCGCCGCACGAAAAAGGCCGGTGTCGCGATCCGCTGCAAAGCTGACCGCCGGCGCCGCGGCGCTTCCACCCGGCGCCCCCAATGGCCCGTCGAGCGCATGAAAACCGTCGCTGTTGCGAAAGCCCAGCGTCGACAGCGGGATATTGACCCAGCCGGTGCCGCGACGAACCGTCACCCGGTCGCCGTTGGCGCCCGTCTCCGCGTCGCCATGTGTCGTCGAAAGCGGCTGTTTTGCCTCGATGTCGACGGCAAGCGCCGCGATATCGGCGTTGCGCGTCGCGAACCAGTCCGCCGTGACGGTCAGCGCGATCGTCTTCAGCCCCGCCGCGAAATCGACCGGCGCGCCGCCGTTCGACGAGGCCGCGACACTGTCGCGCACCAGCCGGCCGGACGCGTCGATCCGGCCCAGCCCGACTTCCCATTGCGCCGTATGCGCGATCCCCGCGACGGCATAATGAAAGGGCGTGTCCGGCGGCACGGTGCCAGCGAAACGGCGATGACCGGGCACCGCGCCCGTAGGCGTCAGCGGCCCGGTCCCGCCCTCCTGGCACAGCTCGCGCACCAGGTCGGCGAAAAAGGGAGTCGGCATGGCAAGGCCATCCTTTCCAATATCGATGAGAAGAAAATTGGCGCCCGGCCCGGCTCCGAAAGGGAAGAAGCCGGCACCGGGCGCCCATCGCGCGCCAGTCGCTTAGCTGGCGGCGAACTTCATCAGCTTGATGGCCTGTGAATCGATGATCGCACCGCCGACCCTTTTGGTTGCATAGAAATGCACGAAGGGCTTGTTGCTGAACGGATCGCGCAGGATGCGCGTCTCGCCGCGGTCGGCGACGAGGTAGCCGGCGCGGAAATTGCCGAACGCGATCGACAGGCTGTTCGCACCGACATCGGGCATATCCTCGGCCTCGACCACCGGATAGCCGAGCAAGGTCGCCGCCTGCCCCTCGACCATCCCCGGCTGCCAGATGAACGCCCCGTCGGTGGTCTTGAATTTGCGGATACGGCTCAGCGTATCGCTGTTCATCACCCAGCACGCCCCCTGCCGGTACGGCGCCTTCAGCGAATGCACCAGTTCGACGAGCTTGTCCTGCGGGTTCGACGCCGGAAAGGCGCCCGCGGTGCCCGTCGCGAGATATTGCAGCGACCCGAAGGCGCGCACGCTGTCGGCCTCGTTCGTCGCCGTATAGGTCAGAAAGCCCTTCGGCCGGTTCGTGCCGTTGCCGTTCACGAACGCGCTGCCCTCGGCGACCGCAAACTCGCGGCCGATCTGTTCGGCCAGCCAGTCCTCGACGTCGAACATCGCATCGTCGAGCATCGCCTGGCTCGCCGCCGGATTGGCGTAAAGCTCGCCCGTCGGCGGCACGATCTCGGCAAAGCTGCGCGTCGCGGTCTCGGGCCGCGCCGTGGTCTCGCCGACCCAGCCCGTCCCCATCGACCCTGTCGCGACCAGCTTGCGATATCCGCTCGTCCCCGTCTGCACGACCGTCGCGATTCCCCGGATCGGCGACAGCGTCTTCAGCGTCGCCGCGATCGAGCCGTCGATCTCGCGCGGCACGGCAAAACCGCCCTCGGCCGCCGTCGCCCCCGACAGGCTTTTCATCTCCACACCCGCATCGATCCCGCGCCGCAGGTAACGTTCGACAAAGGCACCCAGCGCCGGGTCGGCCGCCTTCGCCCCGTCGAGCGGCAGCCGCGACGCCGCCACCGCCTGTGCATCGACCTGTGCCTTGAGCGCCGCCACCGACGCCTTCAGCTCGTCGACCGCCTCGGCCGCCAGCACCGCATCGAACGCCCCGTCGAGCGCGTCGGCCTTCACTTCCATATCGTCCATGCTTGTCACTCCTTCACCACCTGAATCACCCGCGCCAGCGGCTGCATCGGCGCCGCCACCAAACTCACCTCGGCGAGGTCGAGCGCCGTCAGCTCGCGCGGATTCGCCCCGCGCGCACCCTGCACCCGATAGCCAAAGCTCAATCCCGTCAGCGCCCCGCGCGCGACGAGCTTCGCCGCCGCCGGATGCGTCACCCGCGCCACGACGCGCAGCCCGCGCGCATCCTCCGCCAACATCTCGATCGAACCAACGACCGCTCCCGGCCGGTGCTGCCAAAGCAGGGGCACCGCCCGCCCCGCCTTCAAACTCGCCGCAAAGGCCCCGGCGCGCACGACATCGCCGCCGCGATCGACCCGGTCGAACACCGACGCATAGCCCGCAAAGCGCACACTCATTTGAGCAGCCCCGCAAAGCCCAGCTTCATCGCCAGCCCGACGACCAGCAGCGCCAGCATCCCGCGCACCGCCCAGTCGACGACCGCCGCCCACACGCTCTTCTTGGCGTCGCGCCACGCGCCGAGCAGCTGCCGCAAATCGCCGATGTCGTCGCGCGCCGCCTCGTCGGCGAGCCCCAGCCGCGCCAGCGCCCGCCGCGCCCCCAGCTCGCTCGCCTCCTCGACCACCGCCCTCAAGAGCGCCGCATCGGGCGCACTCGTCCCCGCCAGCGCGATCAAGCGCGCCAGCGCCTCTTCTTCGTCCATCGATCTTCTCCAATATTCGTCATCCCGGACTTGATCCGGGATCCACAGCGGCGCCGAAGTCATGGACCCCGGATCAAGTCCGGGGTGACGATTGCGGCTAGTTGAGCCCCAACAGCGCCTTCTTCTCATCCGCCGTCAGCCAGTCCGCCGCCGACACCTCGCGCCACAGCGCCATCCGGTCCTCGGCCAGCGCCGGCACCTTATCCAGATCGACACGCAGCTCCGCCCCGTCGAACCACCCCGACAGCCCCTGCGCGATCGCCCCCAAAATCTTTGTGCAGAGCGGCAACACCGTCAGCCGCCACAACGCGCGGTTCGCCTCGCGATAATTGGCATAGGTCGCATCCCCCGGCAGCCCGAGCAGCATCGGCGGCACCCCGAACGCCATCGCGATCTCGCGCGCGCTCGAATCTTTCAGCGCCAGAAAATCCATCTCCGCTGGCGACAGCGACAACGCCTGCCATTTGAGCCCGCCTTCCAGCAGCAAAGGCCGCCCCGCATTCGCGCCGCCCGCGAAGCTCTCCGCCAGCTCCTCGCGCAGCCGGTCGACCTGCTCGGCCGACAAGGGCATCCCCTTGTCGCCCGGATCGTGCACCAGCGCCCCCGAAGGCCGCGCCGCATTCTCGAGCAGCGCCGCGTTCCACTTCGCCGCCGTATTATGCGCCGCAATCGCGCCCGCCGCGGCCCCCAAACACCCCGCACCATAATGATCGTCGAGCGGATGCAGCGCCTTCACATGCACCACCGCGACGCGCCCCGCGCCATCCTCGGCCGGCAGCACCGCGGCCGACCCGCCCGCCTTGTAGCGATAGGCCACCGGCCACCCGCGCGCGTCGGCCTCGACCGTCACCCGCTCGGGCCGCAGCGCAAACAGCTCCGCCGGCGCCCCCGCACCATCGGTCAAAATCTGCACATAGCCATTGCCGTGCAGCAGCAGTTGCGACGCGAGCGTCTCGACCAACCCCTGCCCGCCCGACGTCGCGCCGACGAGCGCCCCCAGCACCGGATCGCTCGCCACCAAAGGCGCCGACCCCGCCGCCTCGGCAACAAGCCGCACAGCCCGCTGCACTATCGCATTGGCCAGATACCCCTCGCGAACCTGCGCCTCCCAGCTCATCGGAGCAGGCGCACTCCACGTCCCATACACACGCGACAAAGCGGGCCGCGCAGCACCCTGCGCGGCCTTGCGGCCAAACCAGTTCATGATGTTCTCCTATCCGCCGCGGCCGAACGAGGCCTTGTACCCAGGCCCGTCACCCCGGACTTGATCCGGGGCCTGCCTATTCCACTCTTTCGTCATCCCCGGACGCGTTGCATCTCGACGCGACGATGGCTAATTGCTCGCAATGCACGAAAACGACGTGGCGGGACTGGAAAGCCAATTCAACGAAGCTTTTTACGTGCCCGCAAAGTACGACTGGCAGTCCAGACGCGCTATGATCCACTGGATCGAGACGGCACATCTGGAAGTCGCGCTGGCCGGTCCGGTTCACAGCATCGTGACTTCCGGTGGCTGCAACTATGCATATAGCCGCGAGGATTATTATTTCCGGGGCGTCGATAATCCGGTGGCCTTGCGAAATCGACTGCTGCAATCGCACAACCAGATGGTCGAGATCGTCGACAACTTCATGCCAACGTCCGCTCGCGAATCCGCAGACCTCGTTTCGATGCGTCAATTCGTATCCGACATAGGCAATGTCATCGAAGCGGCATGCGATATCGAGCAGAGGCGCTGGGACGATCAGAACGATCGACAAGCCTAACACCTGACTACCGTTCAGCCTCAAACCCGTCGCACCCCTGGCTCCCGCCCATTCCTCAGCCCCTCCAGCAGTTCCGCCAGCGCCCAAACGCAAGCATCCGCCCGATCCGGCGAGCGCCCCGGCCCCGCATAACCGCCCCCCACCTGCAACCCGCAAAGCTGGTCCTCAAGGCTGTCGAACACCCCCGCATGCACCACGCGCCCGCGCTCATAGGCGATCGCGACCGGCTCCGCGCGCCGCGCCTTGCCGACGCTCGCATGCACCGGCACCACCGGCAGCGTCAGTTCGGCCTGGCGCAGCGTATTTTCGACCATCTCGCCGCCCATATTGCTCTCGGCCACCACCCGGTCGGCGCCCCAGCGCGCCGCCGCCGCGGCGACCGCCTGCGCCCACACGCCCGGCGGCGCCCGCTCGACGCTCGCATCCTCGACCACCGCCAGCCGCCCGTCGCGCAGCAGCGCCGCGACGACGATCCCGCACGCATCGCCATGCGCCGTTGCCGGCGGATCGACCCCGATCACCACGCGCGCCGGCTTGCCGATGTCGTCGGCAGCAACGCGGCATCGCTCGACCAGCCCCCGCGTCCACAGCGCGCCCTCGACATCCTCCAGCATCTCGCCATCCAGTTCCTGTCGCCCCAATCGGCTGCCGCCATAGCTTTCGAGCATCGCGGCAACGAAGCTCGCGGGCAGCCAATCATTGTCGCGCGACCGTCCCAGCGTCAGCGCCAGTCCCGGCGCCGCCAGCACGCGGCGCATCACCGCGTTCACGCGCGGCGTGGTCGTCACCAGCACGCGCGGACTGTCGCCGAGCCGCAGCCCCATCCTCAGATTGTCCCATGCCGCCTCGCCGCGCCGCCACTTCGCCAGTTCGTCGCACCACGCGAAATGATGTTCGGGGCCGCGCAACTCCTCGCCCGCCTCGGCCGAATAGAGCGTCGCCACCGCGCCGCTCGCAAAGGACAGCTCGCGCCGCGAGGCGACCCAGCGCACGGGTTCATGCTCGCGCGCCACCGCGATCAATCCGCTCGGCCCCTCGATCATCACGCGCTGGCCGTCTGCGACGGTCGCCGCGACCAGCGCTATCCGCGCATCGGGATAGCGCCGGGCCGTCTCGCTGACCCACTCGGCTCCCGCCCGCGTCTTGCCAAAGCCGCGCCCCGCCTGGATCAGCCATATCCGCCAATCGCCCGGCGGATCGCGCTGACCGTCATTCTCGAATCCGAACCACCGCTTGGTATATTCGACCGTCTGCGCCTTGCTAAGCCCGCGGAGCACCCGCCGCCGGTCGCTTTCATCCAGCGCAAGGATGCGCGTCAAAACATCGTCGGACTGCGCGCGCAGCGCATCCGCGTCCGCCATCATGCTGTCCGGTTCCCGTCCTCGCCGCCCAGCCGCGCCTCGCGCCGGGCGCGCTGGCGTTCGACCATCGCGATCCGCTTGAGCAGCACCGCATCGGTCTCTTCCTGCGTCGCCACGTGGCACAGGCGCCGCTGGTGCGCGCGCCCCTGCTGCACGCTCCGCCGATGCAGGTTGATCACGTCGATCGCCTGCGCGATGGTCATCTTTTCGATCGGCTCCGCGCGTTCGTCGAGTTCGAGTTCGCCCAGAACCTCCAACGCGCGGCGCAGCAGCGCCATCTCCAGTCGCTCGTACCCGAGTTCCAGCGCCGACTGCCACTGCCGTGCAAATTCGGCGTCGCGGCGCCTGAGGGAATAGGCCCCGCGCTCGCCCATCCCGGCCGCCTTGTGCGCTCGGCCGACGTTACAACTATGCGCAAGCTCGGTCAGGAAGGCAGCACGCCGAGCCTTGGTCCAACCCAAAGGCTTGGCCTTGCGACGCTGCGCAGGCCCCACCTGATTGGCCGCAATCTCGTCATCCGTTTCTTCCATCGCCCATCTCCAAAAGCAATCGGGCCGGATCACCCCTCCGCATTGGAAGAGGCACCGGCCCGACTCGCAATTCTTCATGATGTGACACTTGTGCCATATCAGCGTGACAATGTCAATACAAAATAACCTATTTGGTTCTTTTTGATAAACCGGCTTGTCGCGTCCGGCTTGCGTACCGCAACCGCAGCCTCTACATCGGCCCCTCAACCGGAGATTTTCGTCATGGATCAATACCTGCCCGCAACGCCCCGCCTTGCCGCCAGGAAAGTCC